AGTGTGCCCATGCGCTGGTTTGTCCTCGCTTTCGCATCAATCGAAGGCTGACTCTACGATCAATGACTGGATCTACAAGTCAGCAGAATACGTGCTCGAGAATGTTCAGCCCAAAGTATTCTGGGGCGAGAATGCTCCTCGTCTTTCCACTGAGGCAGGTCGTCCTGTAGCTAACAAGCTGTACGAGATTGCTCGCAAGCACGGTTACTCGATGACTCTGTACTACACTGAATCGCGTTTGCATGGCCTGTCACAGAAGCGGCCGCGTACCTTCTACTTCTTGCTGAAAGGTGATCGCGCTCCTGTACTCAATCGCTTCAACCGCGACCCTGAGCCGATCGAGGCAATTCTTGATCTTCCGCCGATTCCGAATGATCCGATGGATATTCTGATCAATAAGAACGATCCGATGGATTGTGGATTTCTGCGTTACTGCATGGCTCAAGAAGGCTGCAAGACGCTCAAGCAGTATTACAAGAAGATCGATAAATCGACAGTTGTGGTTCGTACTGCAATTGAGGACTATGCAAAGCGCGATGTGGACAAGGTCATCAACTGGATGGTTGAGAACAATATGGACGATAAGTACGTCCGTCGCGCTCGTGGCATCAAGGCCAAGCTTGGCCAGGATGCTGGCTACTGGGCTCATGGTAATACTGTGCTGAAGGGCGTCATTCCTGCTTTTGTCTCGATGATTCCGTTCAGCGGTATTGTTGCTCAGAAAGGCCGCTTCCTTACTGTCCGTGAGGCGCTACGCATTATGAAGATGCCAGATGACTTCGTACTTGCTGGCGAAAAGCCACTTGATTGCGTCAATCATATTTGCCAGAACGTGCCAGTTACTACTGCTAAAGATATGGCAGATGAAGTAAATCGCATGGTACTAGATCAGTGCGAGTTATTCGATAGCTCATTCATTCGCCAATCGAATAAGAATGGCAACATTGAGACGCTGATTGACCAGCCCAAAAACACTATCGAATCGTTTTTGTGATTTACAACAGCGCTATACCGCGTATTATTTCTACATTATGTCATCGCTACTAAGTAAACTTAAGAAGAATTCTAAGATCGAGCTAACAGAGGTGCTCGATAAGTCTGAGCTGTTCAACGAAAAGGATATGATTCCTACGGACATTCCTATGCTGAATGTCGCGCTGTCTGGATCGCTCGATGGCGGTTTGTCGTCTGGCCTGACTGTACTTGCTGGTCCGTCAAAGCACTTCAAGTCGAGTTATGCTCTGCTGATGGCATCTGCGTATCTCAAGAAGTATCCAGATGCTGTAATGATGTTCTATGATTCGGAGTTCGGCTCGCCGCAGCAGTACTTCAAGACGTTCGGTATCGATGTGGCTCGTGTGCTGCATACTCCGATTATCGATGTCGAGAAGCTGAAGTTCGATCTGATCAATCAGCTGAATGCTATCGAGCGCGGCGAGAAGGTCATCATCGTCATCGACTCGATTGGTAATCTTGCTTCTAAGAAGGAACTCGAGGATGCGATGAACGAAAAGTCAGTCGCAGACATGAGTCGCGCTAAGGCGCTGAAGGCTCTGTTCCGCATGGTTACTCCTTATCTGACGATGAAGGATATTCCGATGCTTGCGATCAATCACTCCTACAAGACGATGGAGATGTACTCCAAGGATGTGATGTCTGGCGGTACCGGTATCTATTACTCTGCAAACGCAGTATGGATGCTCGGTCGTCAGCAAGACAAGGACAAGGAAGCCGGGCTGCAAGGCTACCACTTCATCATCAACATCGACAAGTCTCGCTTCGTGAAGGAAAAGTCAAAGATTCCGATCTCTGTTTCCTTCAATGGCGGGGTGGAAAAGTATTCCGGCTTGCTTGAGGTTGCTATGCTCGGCGGGTTTGTCACGAAGCCGACAGTGGGTTGGTATCAGAAGAAGGGTGACAGCGATAAGTATCGCGAGAAGGACACGTACTCTGCTGAATTCTGGGAACCGCTGCTGCAAAATGCGGAGTTCAAGGAATTCGTCAAGTCGTTCTATACTGTGGGCTATCGTTCTATGATCGATGGCGATGTAGTTGACGCAAACGAAGCATCTGGCAAGCTTTCAAAAGCTGATTTAGCCAATATGCGCGACGAAGGAGACGAAGACGATGGCGAAGAATAAAATTACTGACAAGTCCTACTCTTTCATCGAGAGTGCAGATTTAGAAGGCTCACCAGTAGCCACCTATTCTGTCAAGATCAATGACAAGAAGTATAAGGATGTAACTGTTACTTACGGCAAAATTAGCTTGACGGTACAGGATGACAAAGAAACTGCAAAGCTTTCTTTTAAGTATCAGATCGATAATCCCGCCGATTTTGATCGACAAAAGCTAGAATCCGATCAGAATTTTAATAATTACATTGGCGACATTCTATCGCATATCATTCAGTCAGCGTTTGACTCAGGAAATTATACCTTGGGTGAAAAGCCGGAAAAAGCCTCTGATGAGGTAATTGATGTCAACACAACTACAGACGACAGTTCTTCAGAAATTAGTCAACGATGAGAAATACTGCAGAAAAGTACTTCCGTTCATCAAGACCGAATACTTCGATGCGGCTCACAAGACTATCTACAAGCTTGTACTTGACTTCATTGGCAAGTACAACAAGTTGCCCACGAAGGCAGCGCTTGAAATCGAGTTCCAGAATAACGCAGATGTAGACGAGGAACTGTATCCTCGCGCTGTCGGCGTTCTGGAAGCTATCGATCAGAATCCAAACGTCGAAGAAACATGGCTGATCGAGAATACGGAAAAGTGGTGCAAGGACCGTGCGGTCTATCTTGCTATCATGGATTCGATTCAGATCATCGATGGTAAGAAGAAGGATGTCTCGCGTGATGGCATTCCTGACATTCTACAGAAAGCACTAGGAATCAACTTCGACAACTCTGTCGGCCATGATTACCTCGGTGACTTCGAGAAGCGTTATGACTTCTATCATAAGGTAGAAGACCGAATGCCGTTCGATCTTGAGATGTTCAATACCATCACAAAGGGTGGTGTTCCTCGCAAGACTCTGAACATCGCACTTGCTGGTACTGGCGTGGGTAAGTCACTGTTTATGTGCCATGTCGCTGCATCTGCTCTGACTCAAGGCAAGAACGTACTTTATATCACGCTTGAAATGTCCGAGGAACGAATCGCCGAGCGTATCGATGCCAATCTGATGAATGTTCAGATCGATCAGCTCACAAATCTTCCGAAAGATATGTTCGAGAACAAGGTGATGAAGATCGCGACTTCAACTGTCGGCAAGCTCATCATTAAGGAGTATCCGACTGCATCTGCTCATGCTGGGCACTTCCGCGCGCTGCTGAACGAACTGAAGTTGAAGAAGGACTTTTCTCCAGACGTGATCTTCATCGATTATCTCAATATCTGCGCTTCATCTCGAATGAAAGGTCTGGGCGGTTCTGTGAATACGTACTCGCTGATCAAGGCAATCGCTGAAGAATTGCGCGGCCTTGCCGTCGAGTTCAATGTTCCGATATTCTCTGCGACACAGACCACACGTTCTGGTTACAGTAATACAGATGTCGAGCTGACTGATACTTCTGAGTCGTTCGGCTTGCCTGCAACTGCTGACTTTATGTTCGCGCTAATTTCAACCGAGGAACTCGAAAAACTTGGTCAGATCATCGTGAAACAGCTCAAGAACCGCTACAACGATCCAACTGCCAACAAGCGGTTTATTGTGGGCGTGGATCGCGCAAAGATGCGCTTGTACGATGTTGAGGATAAAGCTCAGAATTTGGCTAAAGAGCCAACTGTTCGCGGCGGAGCAAATGACCATGACTTTTCTGGCTTTAAAGTGGAATAATAGTTTACATCCGCTGCAAGCCTGATAAATTATTACTATGGGAATGTTCGATACAATTGCATGGGGCGATGACTTGCCATATACGCTCCCGATGGAAGAAATTGGCTTAAACAAGCGCGATTGGGATTTTCAGACGAAAGATCTAGATTGCGCGATGCAACACTATGTAGTTCAAGGTGGCAAGCTTTACCTTCAGAAGTTCAAGCATGAAGAATGGGTCGCAGGAGATCCTAAAGCAAAAAGTCTGATGGATCGTATAGGTTATCTTGATAGACAGGAGCCCTATCTCGATCCAGTCAAACTTACAACCACCATTCAAATGTACGACTTTCGACATAGTGTAGATGACAGGTGGGATT